AAGAACGGGTTGAACGTCGCGTAGGCGGGCAGAAGGTCGAAACGAATCTTCTGCTTGTTCGCGTCACCATCGGAGTACTTAGTGACACGAATGCTCATACCATCTTCGGTAGTTGCAATGGTGTCAGTCATGTACAGCTTGGGCAGCTTGACAGTACCCAGACCGAAGGCTTGCTTGTGGTAGAACATGGCAGGCTGGTACACAGTAGAGGCAGAACCCAGCAGGGTTACTACATCGCCTGACACCGGAGCAGATGCTACGGTGTTGTACTGACCGTTGGCTTCGTAGATCGCAGCACCAGCCACAACCAGGTTACCAGCGCCAGAAGCGTCCAGCGTTACGTCAGCAGTAACCACGCCGCAGAAGATAATCGCTGCGCCAGTGGCATCCAGCATCTGAGTGCGCGTAGACAGGTTCAGGCGGTTGCGACCAGCAATAGTGATGATTTCACCAGCCTTGACTGTAGCGTTGGCAGAGAAACCAGTGACAGCAAGAGTCTGCTTCATAGTGTCTTTGTGGGCAACGTAGGTAACAGTCGGGTTGGCTGACAGAGTACCAGCACGATCAGACGCAGTTCCTGAAGTGTAGCTTGCCAGAGCATTAGAGGTCAGAGCGCGAAGGCCAGCGAAATTCGGGCTGATCTGCGCCTTCTCCCATGCGGTCTCGACAAGTTTCTGACCAGTGTGCAGACCAGTCTGAACACCAGCAAGAACGGCAGCGACGAAGGGGTTAACGATGTAGTATTTCTCGCCTTCCATCGGAACGCCAATAGCATCCATGAAAGCGCCAGCACCAGCAACGTCAGACCAAGCATCAATCGCAGTACCCGGAGAGCCGTACTTCAGGTTGCAGTTCTTGAGCATATAGCCGGACAGGTCAAGCTCAAGGTCAGTCACCAGACGGGTAGCCATCGGGGCCAGGATTTCGTCCAACTGATCCAGCTCCAGAGCCTCTTCGATGTTCGTCCACTCAGTGGCAACAGTGAAGTAGTCTTGAACCACACCAGATGCCTTACCGGCAATGATGTCAGACTTCGTGGAGGCAGAGATATCACCACCACTGGTGCGGATTGAGCGATAGTCCGTAGGACGCTTGAAGTCTACGGTTGAACCCGTGGACGGATTGAAGCGGTTGGTCAGCAGTTGAGTGTCAACTGTGCGTGTCAGAACACGGCTGGACTCAAACTTATCAAGGAATACCCGCGCAACTTTGCGGGTAATGTTACTTTGGAGATTATTAGCCATTCTTCACTGCTCCTATTCAAAAGTGGCCCCCTTTGGCCCTTTCGGGGCCGGACTGATACCAGAGTTTCGTGGCTGGTTCAGCGGGTCTGGGGTTTTAGTTACCTTGGGTTTCATGGCAACGGCTTTGGATTTCAGATCAGTCGCAAGTCGTACAGCCGCCATTGTTACCGGCATCTGTACAAGCCTCTCAAGTTCCAACTGGTTCTTGGCGAGATACTTCGTCAGAAGTGGCCCGTGGTCATCGGCGAGAATCATCTCCACCAATGCAGGGTCAATCCCGTATCCAGCCACCAACGTGCCAGCCTCTTGAAGCTCTGCCGCCGCAACACCGAGTTTACTAGCTCGATCTGCGTAGGCTTTGACTTCCTCCTGCTGTCGTTCCTGCTGCCGTCTTTGCCGCTCCAGTTCAGCTTGCTGACGCTGCCATTGCAGTGTCTGCTGTTGAGCCTCCCATGCTGCGGCCTCGCGGATTGCCTGATCCCGTTGAACCAGCTTTTGCTTGTACTCCAAATCAGAGAGCGCAAAAGGGTCTGGTGCTTCAGGGACTACAGGCCGTCCTTGCTGGGGAATCCTAGCTTCGAGTTCTTCAAGTCGCCTGCGGAGTTCTTCGGCTTCTCGCTCTTTTTCACGGAGTTTGAAAACCTTTTTCCCCACAGCTTCATTGAAGATTCGCTGCTGTTCCTCAGTAAACTCGACCTGTTTTTCGTGTGCCGAGTTACCACTATCCGGTGCTGATTCGGAGTCAGGATCAAGAGTTTCCTCCTGCTCTTCCTGGCCTTCAGTTTCTGGCAAGTCTTCGTCCTGCTCGATCAAATACCCGCCGTCGTCTGGTTGCAGCTCTTTGCTCATGATTGCCCCTTAAAGGTAGATGCCACGAATAGGGTCGCGTACCCGTTCCTGCGCCGCGAAGAAGGTCGCGTTCCTTGGTTAATGCTGACACTAATTGGTTTGAAAAGTCAATTAGTGGTCAATCTGGCTGTCTTTCTTCGTTTCTTGGTACTAATTGATTCAGGGCAGATAGACCAACTGCTGTTCCTCCCACCCCTGCCATTAGGTTAGCGGAGTTGCGCTTGGCAGGGTCGAAGTCAGCGAAGATTGATCTAACCTGATTGGGTCTAAATGGAATGGCAACAGTGTGAGCCTCGCCGCCCATCTTTCCGCCCTTATCAAGTATGCCGTCATAGCCTAGATTTTTTAGAGCATCAGTTACTTTGTCTGGGATAGACGTCCAAACAAAACTATCTTCATTGTTTAAAATATCCTGCTTGAGCTGCTCAACCCATTGCTTAGGCGTATATCTGGTGTTTTTGTCCCATAAATCTGCGCCATATGGCTTTGTTTTTGTTCTTGAATTCTTAAAGGCGGCTTCAAGAGCAGGAATAACCTTTTCTGAAATTTCAGATGTATTGGTTGTCAAAAGAGGATTTTCAATCCTAAGCCTTACCGGAAGAACTCCAGCAGCCTCAGTCCAAGGAGCAAGAGATTGATCTATCTTCGCCGGAAATCCGGCCAACCTGTATATTTCCGCCAGTTTTTCTTCCTCGTTAAAAAGATTTGCGCTATCAACCCATAGCTCTCGCAAAGCTGCCAGTGGGTTCCCTCTTGCAGACGTTCTCATTAAGAAATCGTATTGGCTCTTAGATGGAGATGCGTCTGTCCCAGATGGATGAAGAGTTAGTTTTCCGCTGCCCTCTTCAAAATTTTCGTATCCAATCCTCGTGGCTCTGTCTCTTATTTCATCTTTTGTTTTTTGGTCTAAGAAATTCCAGCTTCTCTCTACTGTAATTGGAGTTCTGCCACTTATGCCCAAGTCTTTCGGAGAAACCCTAAAAAAATCTTGGTATGTTCCTTCGGGAAGGCTGGTATCTGACTTATTTTTGGCATAGCTTGAGGCTAGATCAGGGTTGTTCGTGAAAAATGGCATAGGCCCGCTAGTGGCTCTTCTTGGGTCGATCTCGTTCTTCTCTACAACCCTATCAATCCTTTGTGACCCATGATAGTAATTCCCTGGCAGAGATACTTCATCAGCCCTCTGCATCCTTGCAGCAGTAGACATATCCAGACCTTCGCGCACAGCCCTGCTTGCAGCATCCCCAATCACAGGAACCATACCCAACGCAGTCGCACCGCCTAGAATTGCTGCTGTGCCGTAATCACCAGATCGGATCGCTTGTCTGGTATCGGTAACGCCAACAGCCTCGCCCACGCCTGGAGCCATCTCAACTGCGCCAGTCAGCATATCCGCAATGTTTGCTCGGTATCGCTGAGTAGGAGTCCCGCCGATTGCGCGGCCTCCCAAGAGATCGCTAATGCTCGCCCGCATTGTCTCTCTGAAAGCAGGATTAAAAGGATTGTAAGAGCGCACGAAAGGCTCTGCTGATTGCGGCACTAACTGCCTCAAAGCTGATTCGGCCATGATTACCTCACAAACGCATTGAGCGCACTTACAACCTTCAACTGGTTATCAAGCGCTTGGCCTTGGGTTTGTACCTGCTCTTTCTGTATCTTGGCCCCTGCTTCTTGGGCTTTGATCTGAGTGTTCATCCTCTGCGTTTCGGCATTGAAGGCATCTAGCTGAAGATTCGCCTGATCCGTCTGTACGCCCATCTGCATCTTCTGGGCTTCCAGTTGAATCTTGGCCGTCTCCAACTGAAGTTTCTGGAGTTCGACCTGTGCTCTGAGCTGTTCAGCCTGAGCCTTCGCCATCTCTGCCTGAGCTAATACCATTGCAGGGTCTTGAGCCTGACCTTGCGCCTGCATCTTCTGGGCAAGCTCTGCTTTTTCCTCATCGGTCATCTGAGACTCAGGGATTATCCCTTGAGCCAGCATCTGCGCTCTGCGTCTTTCGGCGAGCATATCAGCGACAGGAGAAACCACGTTTCTAAGCAGCAGATCACCGCCGAGTTTGAGAATGTCTGGATCAACCTGAGCCAAGTCAATCATGGTTCTAAGAGTCTGCTCTTGCCGGTTTCTGAAACTTGGCCCAGCTTTACAAACTACGTCATACGTCCCAGCAGCCAAGTCATTGACCTTCACAACCTTCCCTGTCTGTCCGTCGATAACCTCCTGATTGACGGGCTTCATTTCCATTGAGCCGTCTTCGTACATCAATCGCATGACTCGCTGATTGTCATAGACCTTGGGAATAGTAGAGACAAATATCTTCCCCGTGTGTCCTACGGCGACCTCAAGAGCCTGGGAATATTTGTGAGTCCCGTTGTCGCCCTTGCTCTGCAATCTCTCAATAGCTACGCCAGACTGAAGTCCGGGATTGTCGCCCATGTTCGATGCGAACATCCCAGCAGACATTCCGATAATGCCGCGCATGGCCTCGGAGATAGTCCTAAGTCCGGGATTGATCTGAGCACCACCCTGCTGCTGAGGAGCGCCAGGAGACTGCGGGTCTGGATTATAAAATTGGACTGGATCTGTATTAGTATTCAGAGTCTGGAGCTGGAGTTCATGCCCAGCAGCCTGAGCCATCGTCATCCAGTATTTGGCCCTCGGAGCCAGAGCGCCTTCCTCAATCTCGCGTGACAATGAGTAGTTCAGGACTCGCTGGGAATCCATGAGTTTTTCAACTGCGCCGTAATAGATTGTTTTGTTCTCAAGAATCTTGAAGTTGGCGTAAACAGGAACAACGGGCAGGTAGCAGAAGGCTGTATCCCGATCATCCTCAAGCCAGTCAGACGCATCAAAGAGTCTTGAACAGACCTTCTTGTACTTGCGCTCACGCCTGCGGACTTCGGTAACGCCAATCTGCAATAGTTCGTCTTTGATAGTCTCAAAGTCGTCATTGACTTCGTGAACCTGGCCGTTGCTCATCAAGACCAGTTCGCGCATTTCCTCCTCGATATAGAGGAGTTCAGCGATCACAACGACTTCGGCTTTGTCGTAGTAAGCATCACCTTCGCGGTCATCGGATACACTAGAGCCAGACCCTTCAGGCCAGCGAGCATAGTATTCCTCAGTCGAGATGGGGTGCAGGACAAAACAATATCTGGAGTCTGACTTGTCCTGAAGTTGAGCAGACGGGTCGAACCATACGCGATCAATGGCATTGCCAATCGGCTCAACAAGGAGGTCTTGGTCAAAGGAGTTATCGTCGGCAAACTTCTGAACCACGCGCCACGCATCGAACCCGCAAGTTACTGCGCCTCTAGCTGACTGAGAGTAGATGGTGCTGGCGTTGGAGATGGTTTCAAGATTACGGATAATCGCGTCATAGGTCTCAGCGACTTCCTTTGTTGCGTCACCTCCGGCTGGCTGCACTTTGATATCAAAGTCGGCCTGCTCGATCTCTCCCGCTATTTGGTCAACGATGGGAGACGCCATGTCGAACGTGTATCGAGGCTTGTTGGCGTTGTTGTTCCACCAGTAGGGTTCCCACTGCCCGTCCCGCTTGGACACGAACAGATGGGCTTCTCTAGCCGCCTCTCGATTGTCGTGGTCAGCCCACC